TTGAATTATTAATTATAATATTAGAAAAAATTAAAAATTTATATCATGTTTAAATGAATTTATTTAAAATTATTATAATACATAATAAATATATATTATAATAAAATGGACAATTCACAAACAGCTTTAGATTATAAAGAATATTTTAATCAAAAATTTATATCTATGTTTAATGAATTCTTAGTAATTTTATTATCTTTATTGGAAAATACTGATGAATTTAAAACAATACAAAAAATTTATGATTTGAAAAATAAATTAGATTATAATAAAATTATTATAAAAATGGCAAATAATACAAAATTAGTAGAAGTATTGACATTTTTAAATAAAAATAATTTCAATGAAGAGGTATCATCAAAAGTATTAAATGGCAATGATAAATTTTGGTTAATTATGCCATCATTCAATATTTTAAAAATATTATTACAATTAAAGAATGAAACAGATAAAAAAGAAATATATGATAGAGTGAATAACTTACACATATGTTCAGTAACTTATGTAAAAGTCTTAGATGAAATAAATACTAAAGATGATAGTTCATTTAATCCATTTAATTCAGTAGGTGATATAGCTGATAATATTGATGTTTCATCATTATACAAAGGAGTTGATGTTAAAAATATATCAGCATATGAAATGTTAATGGAAAGTATAATTAATAAACAAATGGATAATAAAATGGGTGATTATATGAATAATATACAAGAAGATGATGTAAATGAAGCAGCATCAAAATTACATGATGTATTAAACAGTGATAAATTTCAGGAAAATAAAGGTACCAGCAAAATATTATCTGATATGTTAGATAGTATTAAAAGTGAAGTAATTAATTTAAAGAATGATAGTGACGATATGAAAGGAAAAAAAGGGGTAGAACAATTATTAGGTATAGCCCAAAAAGTTGCGGGAAACATGATGGGAACAATTAAGGAAAGTAATGTGTCTGTATTAGATATATGGGATGCTACAAGTAATTTAGCTAAAAACACTGTACAATCTGATGCTTTAAATATTGTAGATAATTTAATTAGAAGTAATATTGAAGCAAATTTAAAGAAAGCACAAGAATCACAACCTGGATTATCAACTGGATTATCTACTGGATTAGGAGTAGAAACATCAAATATATTATCATCAGAATTGGAACATACTGATGATAAAAAAATAGAAAAGAAAAATAAAAATAAAAATAAAAATGAAAAATAAAAGTAAAAATAATAAATAATAAATAATAAATAATAAATAATAAATAATTTAAAAAGTGGCTATTAAAATAACAATATAGAATGTCGAAAAATATTTATAGAGTAAATAAAAAGAGTGATTTAGATGAGATTATAAAAAATAATTTTTATAAGCCTATATGTTTAACATTTATATCAAAATCGACCGATACAAAAATGTACAACGATGTAGTAACATCATTATTAGCTATTTCAAAAGAGCAGCCATATAATATGATATTATTAATAGATTTTGATGATTTTATAGATAATATAAATTATTTTAGTTTAATAAAAGACAAGACACCATATTTTATATCATATTTTAAAGGTAAAACAATTGCAATGTGTGAAAATAAAGAAAATTTTATTCCATTAGTTATTAATCATTTAGAAAAAATTCATACTTCATATATTAATAAATTAATATTAGCTTTTAATCAAGATAATAATAAAAATAATAATGAAGATAAAAAAATAGAAGCAAAAGAAGCAAAAGAAGATGAAGAAGAAGGTGAAGAAGAAGGTGAAGAAGAAGGTGAAGAAGGTGAAGAAGAAGATGAAGAAGGTGAAGAAGAAGATGTAGAAGATAAAGAAGATAAAGAAGGTAATGAAAAAAATGAAAATAAAGAAGGAAATAAAAACAATAAAGAAACAAATGATGAGAATGATACAAAATATATAAATAATGAAAAAGAAAAATTAAAAAAGTTAAAAGAATTAAAAAAGTTACGTGAAATGTTAGAGAAAGAAAAATAAATATAGAATAAAAATTTTTGAAATAATTAATTTAAAATATGATAATCAAATATATTTTTATATATTAAGATAATATATAAAAATGAGTAATTTTTGGATAACAAATCCTACAATATTAATTGATAAATATTGGGTCATATTACCAAACAATAATATGACGAGGAGTGAACAAATGAATGCAGTAACAAGATTTTGTGTATATTTTATATTACTATGTTTAATATTTGATTCACAAAATCAGTTTATAATATATGCATTTGTTATAATTATACTGATAGTAGTATTTTATTTAATATACATGTCAGATCAAGAGGGATTTAAAAATGATTTAATTAAAAGAAATAATGATGATTCTTTAGAAAAATTTCAAGATATAAAAAATTTAGATCATGATAATAATACAATTAATAAACCACTTATTAATTTATTTGAAAAAACAAAAGATAAAGTATCAATGTCTAATAAAAATATTGAAATACAATCTGGATACATAGACAGTAATGGTTATTATCAGATAGGTAAAGATTATTCTGATGTAAATCTTACAGATTTTATTATTAATAATAAAAAAAATAAGAAAGTTTCATGGGAACAAGATCAATTAAATAAAAAAGAAGGTAGAAAACCATCATTAGATAATCCATATAATAATATATTATTTTCAGATTACACCGATGCTTCAAATTTAGCGGAACCATGTAATATAGATGATAAAGATGTAAAAGAAATGCAAAATTTATATAATAGTTCAATATATAGAAACATAGATGATGTATATGAAAGAGAAAATTCACAAAGATTATTTTATACAGTACCAATACAAACAGTACCTAATGATCAAACTAATTTTGCTAATTGGTTATATAAAACTGGTCCATCTTGTAAAGAAAATTCTCAGAATTGTACTTATTATGAAGATCCAAGAATGACCTCACCTAGATATTAATTAAAATCTAAAAATATAAAAAATCTAAAAATTTAAATTTTCATTAACAAAATTTGTATGGAAATTAAATTTAATATAAAATTATTAAGATTATCATTGAAAATATTAATCTTTTCATCTATTTTATATTTTTTTTTATCTATTAAAGCTTCACAAAAAGAATCATTCAATTCAGGTGCTTTTTTAATTATATATGCACTATCTATTATACCAGAAATATTATTATCATTGTCGTAATAATAATTTGAATTAATTGCAGATAAATAATTGGTTATGTTAATCATCTTGCGAGAACATATTTCATAAATATCTAAATTACATTGTCGTTCGTCTTTTATTTTAACAATGTCTAAATATGATGTTATCTTGAAAATATGTTCGTATCCTTTAGATATTAAAATATCTAAATTACTCTTAAACTTAACTTCATCATATTCTCTAATGTGAAAATCATTTAAAAATAAAATTGTTATTGATACTTCTTCTTTCAATAAAATCTGTAATTTTTTATCATTTAAATCTTTATTAGTCAATGATATCAAAAATTCTGAAAGATTTGGAACATAGACTGTCATCTTTACTGTTCTTATAATATAAAATTTTATTATATTATATTAATATATGAATTTTTCAATTTTTTATTTATTACAATAATAAATTGTAGTAAATATCTGCATCTAGCAAGGCTCGAACTTGCGACCTTCGGCTCATAAGACCGACGCTCTAACCAACTGAGCTATAGATGCATAATACTATATAATAATATAATTTTAAATTATTTGCATTATTATATTTTTTAATTCTATTAATATTTAATAAAAATATTTAATATTATTTAAATTAAATTGTGTAAATAATTTATCAATAATTATAAAATAATTAAATTCATCTAATTTATTATTATTAAATATAGTTGAATTAGATTTTAATAAAGTTCTATAAACAACTTTAGAGATTAATGGTGTATTAAAATAAAACATTCTCATATAATTTAGATGCATGCAAACATCAATATCATAATTGAAAAATATAGCAATTTTAAAATAATTTTTATAATCTTCTAAATATTTATTTCTTTTTTTATTATCTATATTCGTATTATCATTTATTATATATTTATTTTCAATATCTTGTAATTTATTATCAAGAATTAATTTATTAAAAAATTCTGATTTTATATTATTTTTTTTATAATTATTAATATCATCGTTATTAATATATTTAAAATTATCATATTTTTTTAAAATCATATTTCTTATAAAAGATTTACCAGATGCAGGTAATCCTATACATATTATTAATATTTTATTATTTTTATTAGTATTGATAACATTGAATAGATTATTAATAATATTATTTTGTTCATCATTAGAATAATATTTTAATTGTGGATAAGTAATAGAAGCTTTATTATCTAGATTAGGTAAATTAAAGAATTTTTCTGGTGATTTAATAATAAAATTACAATTCATTGCAAATTTTAAATCAGTATCTGAAAAATCATTTTGTCTTCCTAAAGCATCACCAATAAAATATTTTTTTTTATTTTTAATTATTTCACTATTATTAAAATAATTAAAATAATTAGTATAAATATAATCCCATGATCCAGTTAATGGTTTTCTATATCTATCATCTTTAGTAGAAGCAAAAATAAAATGTATATTTAATTTTGTTAGAATATCTTTAATTTTTTTAATCCAATTATTTTTAAGATCAAATGTTCTTAATCCTTTTTGATTTGTAAAAATACCAATAATATTTTTATTAAATAATTTATTTATTTTTATAGGAACTGAATTATCTAACCAAATCCAATCAGTATTAGAAATTGAAAATTTTTTACCCGATTTTGTTGTTATAATTGTATCATCTAAATCAAAAAAGTACAAATTATTATAATTTGTAATATTTGTATTATTTAAACTATTATAACCATAAATAAAATTTTCAGTAATTATCCATTTGTAATCCATTATTATTATAAATAAATTATTTTTTAACTATTAATCAATTTTTAATTAGTAAAGTTTATTAATTAAAATTAAAATAATTAATATTAAATATAATAGTAATGAATAAAAATGTTGATGTAAGTAAAATTTTTAATACAAATTATAAAATGGAAATTGAAAAAGATTATAGACTAAATAGAGCAATTACTAGTTATATTGAACCACCAAGTATAAAATCAGATTTTTTAGAAGATAGAGATCTATTTTTTAAATTTTCAAATAATAATCAGCAAATTGATATGTCAAAATTTCCAGATATTAGTATTGAAAATAATTTAGGAATGCCTGTATTTAATACACAAATACATAATAATAAAAAAGGTTTATTGTCAAATCCGTTTATTACTGATAATGATAATACTAAATTTAAAGCAAGTAATTATACTATAGATAGTTCTTATGAAGAAATTCAAAATGATATTAATAATAATACTAATAATTTTGATAATATGGCTTATAATAATAATTTAGAATCTAATATAATTATATGTAAATTAGAAAAACAAATTACAGAATATGAATATTTATTAAACATGAATAAAAATTTAAAATTTTTAGTGGATGTAGATAGTCCATTTGGATTAGGTTATATATGGAAAACATTAATATTATTAAGTAAAAATCCATCTTTAGAATTCATATTAAAACTAATGAATGATTTAAAAAAAGAAGAATTATTAAGCGATATGAAAAATAATAGTGATTTATTTAAATTAAACGGAACTATACAAATAATAATATCAGAAGAATCAAATAAAGTATTAAATAGTAATTTTATAAATAAAATAGAAGATGTATATAATATATTAATTAGAAGTTCATCAAAAATACAAGATAATAAAGCTAGAATAAATTTAAATTATAACTTTGATATAGAATTTCCAGAAAAATATGAACCAACTATAATATTTGACAATATGTTAAATTATCATCATAATAAATTCAAGTTCATACAATTAATTAATGTACCAGTTACATCAAAAATATTTGATAATATATTATTATTAGAAATTCAATTATGTAATAATAATGTATTAGGTTTTATATATGATAATAATCGTGAAAATTTAAAAGAGTTACCTTATGATCTTATTATGGAAGATAAAAAAATAAATAGTATTGTGAATAAATTAATTATACCTAAAATCAATAAAAATAGTAAAAAACTATATAGTGAAAAATATAAAAATGAATTACAAAATATACATTTAGGTGAAATAACTTATGGAAAGTTATTTAATATTGATATAATAACAAATATTAATTTAGATGTTAAAATAACTAATGAAGAAGTTAATATAACAAATAATAACTTTTTGACTAATTATCAAAATAATATAATTGAAATTATTAATATTAATCATAAGTGTTATTATTATGTTAAAAATACAGATGCTGGTAAATTATTAATTAATGGTATTATTAATTTTAATTGATGAGAATTAAAGTGAATAATAATATATATAATAATATATATATGAATAATTTAAAAGACATAGATTTCAACGATGATGATATTCGTATTTTCATAAATTCATATGAACAACATGTTCTTGAAAATCCATTACTTAATTCTAAAATACCAATTTGGGTAGAATTTTTAAAAACAAAAAAATATTATAGAGATAATGGAATAGATGAAGATTATTATTTTTATAAAAGATTTGGTATAACATTGGTAGAATTACAAATAATATTAAAATTAATAAATAGAGTTAAAAGAGGTAAAGGTTTAGAAAAACATTTAAAAACGAATGTAACTGGAAATTATGGTGTAGATAATACAAAAATATTTTCAGATTTCAATGAACAAGAAGAATATGAAAATAATAATAATTTTGAATTATTAGATCAAGTACAAGATGCTATGGATAAATATTATAAAAAAATGAAAAAAAATACTGCAAGAAAAAATTGGAAAAATAATAGACCATGGGAATCTGAAAGATCTGGATCAGTTGCAGATGTACCTGATAGATATTATTCAGAAGATATATTATCAGAAAGACCAAGTATTGAATTTGATGTTCAACAATTTGCTAAATCTAATATATTAAATATGAATAAAACAAATATTATACAAAAAATAGATAAAATTAATAGTAAATTGGATAATAATGATCTACTTACAAATACATATAATATGAATGATTCTCAACAAATGAATAAACCAAATATATCATGTAATAAAAAAGTACAATTTAGTAATGAGATAGATAATTCTATAAATAACAAAGATATTGGTGTTGCACGGTTTGAACAAGATCAAAATGCAATGGCTAGATTATGGCAACAGCAAGATATATTACAGCAAAGAAATTTAACAAGAAATACTGCAATTCCAAATAAAAATGCATTTGAACATCAATTTTCATATTTAGATTGTAATTATAATAGAGTAGAAGATCCTAGATTATTAGGTCAATCTTCTAGATTAGATAATAGATCAACATTCAATCGTTAATTATATTTATAAAAATATATAAAAATATATAAAAATAATTTAATTATTTATTATAATATGATTTCTTTAGAAAAAGAACAACACGATATAAAACTAAATTTAGTATCTTTTTTATCAGAAGGACCTCCTCACGATGAAGCTTTATCTTTAATTCATAACAAAGAAGTTTTATTAGAAAATGCTAGACCTCATTTTAACAATATTACAATATATACACCGAGAATATTGAGAGAAATGGGTTTATCACAATATGTAAATAGTTATGAAAGTGATGGCTTAGTAATAATGA